ATTTCTCTTGCCCTTATTATCTTTAGTATAGTAACCTCTAGCTTGTCAAGGTCAACTGATGTCAATACTAAAAAATCAAAGGGTGTAGCATTTCTAACTATCTGGTCTGACCTCTGGAATAACCAAGAGTGACCATACTTTCTAACTGATTCCTTAGACTGACTCTTTACATGAATACGCATATTCCCCAGCTTAAGGTCTGCACTATATGACTTCTTACTTCTTTCATAGATGGTAAAGTCTGGTTTTTTAGACTTGAAATACTTACAGGCTCCAACTTCAGCTAGTTTACCTATGATAATATCCTCTCTCATTTTTAGTTTAGAGGATTCTCCTCTGTATGCGTAAAGCTTTGCAGAGCCTTTTAGTTGATCGTCTGCAAACTTTTCACACTTCTTAAGGTGGTATTTACTTAGTTTCATTATCATAACATTACCAATATTGTCAATACAGCTAGTATTCCGTTGAGTATTTTACTAAATGATGCGTCTGCTTCCTTTTTTACTATATACTTTTTTTGCTCATTTATCAAGTTCTTTTGTTTCTTTATTACTACTTTCTGACTTTCTATCGCCTTCTTCTGATCCTTCGCTACCTCCACGCAGTTTTCTAGCATCTTTACGCACGGTTGACACTTTTCCATGTCCTCTGCGCTTAAGGTCTGACTGATAGGCATTATAATCAGACATGAAATCATCATAGCCTTTATTAGCACGTTTGACGTCTTCGTCTGCTTTTTGTGTTGCATCTTTCACTTCCTCCTCCAGTTTTTTAATTTTGGTTTTTGACATCATATCCTTCAGGAATGAGATTATGAAATCTACAATCCACTTAATTAGTTGTTTCATCTTTATGCCTTTCTACATAATCTGCTGCTTTTCTTAGAAGTTCAGGGTTACTCTTAAAACAACCGTCTCCTCTATTGCAATCATTACACAATATTCCTCTAACTTTCCCTGTTACATGGTCATGGTCTATACAACCTACATTGCTCCTAGACCTTTCTAAGGTAGTAGGTTTCCATCGGTGTTGGAGTTCTTTCTCACAAATAGCACAATGAATTGCTTTTGTAACTTCTTCCCATTCTCTAAATGTTATCTTAAAATCATACTTAGCATCTGTAAAAGCTTTTCTCGCCTCTGGAGAAGCAAACTCTCTATGCCAAAAATCTGACTCCTCCATTATTTCACCACTTTTACCTGGATATGCTTGGTGTCTCTTATGCTCACAATATTTGCACTCATGTCTATGACCTGAAGTCTTTCCATTCTTAAAAGTTCCAAAACATTTTAACTCTCTGACTTCTCCACACTTTTTACACTTTCTAGTGTCCTTCATAAAAGTCTCCTGAGATTTCAGCCGGAGCCTTAAGAGGCAACGACAATTTATAAACATTTTCCATTAAGAACTGGACAGTTTTTTGCCATTGCTTAGCCTCTGACTTTGGAACTCTGACAATAATCTGATCATGGATTTGAGCACAGACATGTCCATCGACACCTTTACGTTTTAATTCTCTAGCTATGGCAATGCAAGCTCTGTTGGTAATCGAAGCTGCTAAACTCTGTATCTGAAAGTTCTTACCATTGTTAAGATAGTTAATCATTTCTTTTCTAAGAAACTTAACTTGGTTATACCTTCTAGGGTCATCATTAAACTGTTTCCAAATCTCCAAAGAGTCTAGAATATAATCATGATGTCCTTTCCAAATCTTTGGTGCTTTTGGCATATGCCTGACCCTACCTGCCTCTGAAGCTACCTGACCTACCTTTTTAACTTTCTCATCGGTTTCTTTCATCCATGACTTTAGATCAGGGTATGCCCCTAGATAGTTTGATACTAGGATCTTAGCATCTGATTGTTTGATGTCTAACTGTTTCGAGAGTCCGTAGGCTTCAAGCCCATAGGGGATGCCGAGGCTATAGGCTTTTGCCTTTTGTCTAAGTTGTTTGTTGACTTTACCGAGGTAATTGTCACTGCTTTTAACTGCTGAAACTCCATCGAGCTTTTCAGTAGCAATAGCGATTGTAGAATAGAAGTCACGACCGGAACGAAAAATATCCTTAAGTCGTTCGTCTCCTGAAACATGAGCAAAGACATGAGGCTCAAGAGACTCGTAATCACTGTCAATAAAAACATAATTTTCTCCTGCGATAAAAAGTTTTCTAATTTCATTGTTGTATTTCCTAACTAGTTCAGAGGCTTGGTTCTCCTCTAAAGGTCTTGGTAGTTGTTGTAGGTCTGAACCATAACGACCACTAACTGTTTTATGTTGTTGAAAAGATGGATAAAATACTCCATCCTCCTGACTGTCTAGTATTCTGTCTATGTAAGTTCCCTTTATCTTGTTTAATTTATTGTAGTCTCTTAGTAACGAAGCCCATTCATACTTGTTTGCCATAGAGTCTAGAAAGTTATCATCTACTTGAGGATTACCTTTTTCAGTTTTTGATAGAGGTTCTTCTCCTAGAGTCTCGAAGAATAGTTTCTTTAGATGATGCTTAGATGATAAATTAAACATGTAACCATCTATCATAGTATTCTGTATTTCTCTAACCACATCATTAGGTAAGTATTCTCCACCTAATAAGAATGTTTTATAAATAGAGTCCTCAAGGGACTCCAGAGCCTTCTTTGATAATGAGAAAGCTCCAGAGCCAGTTTGAGGTAAGGACAGGTTTGCATACTTTACGAGGGCTTGGGCAAACGGACCTGTCCTACGTGGTGGAAAGTTCTTCCATAGATACCAAGGCTCAAATACTTTTTCTAACAAGGGGGAAATCAGAGTTTGTATTTGGTTCTCTAACTTAGCTATATCACCTTGGATATTAACCTGTAATTGCTCTAGGTTCTTGACATCTACTGGAATACCTTTCAACTCCATCGGTATAGTTACATTTTTATATAATGGCATAACTTCGTCATCAAAGAAAAACTTCTCAAGTTTCTTATCCATTTTAGTTACGAAGTTAAACGCTAGTCTAAAAGTTAAATGACAATCCTGAATACAGTATTTGCCCATTATGTCTTTATCTGCTTTATAGTATTGTGTTTTAGTTCCACCATTAACTTTGATGGATTCGAATAAGTCTTTTTGTTCTTTCTTCTCTTGGTCTCCATAGATTTTAACACCTACTTCTTTTAAGCCAAATGGAAACCATTCATCTATAGTATGCTTTGCTAACATTCCTTCAATGTAAAGATTATCAACTAAGTCTATACCAAAGAAGTGATAAGTGAAACGGCAATCAAATGAGCCGTTCCACATTATCAGTTTTCTGTTTTTTAGTAGCCTTAGTATTACTAGGCATTCTTCCCTTGTTAGGGCTTCCTTTAGTTTTCCATCCTCATAGTATTGATGACAGAAATAAAAACCTTTCAAGCCATTGGAAATACCAAACCCTATAATCTCATCTTTACGAACATTAAGACCTGTAGTCTCAATATCGTATGCCCACTCTTTAGTTTCACCATTGAGCATCTTAATAGCTCTCTTGTACTCTTTGTGGTTAGAATCAATTACAACACTCACTATTTCCCCTTAGTGCTTATTACTCTGGTTTATCTACTAGCACTTTAAAGTTATGTGCCATTCGACCTTCCATCTTACCTTTTTCTATTTTGGTTTTGCCTTCATAGCTAATCTGCACAAAGTCTCCAGAGTTGACTCTTTCCATTTGGTATCCAAGGTTTCCTGCACCGTTTAAGATAATAGTCTTACCTTTATCAGCACTAAACTTGTAATCTAGTTTATTATTGTCAAAAGCGTTTGGCAGTGATTCTACGAATGTAGCCTCCAGTAATATGCCAGGTTTTTCTAGTTTAGATGGTCTGATAAATTCAATGTTTCCTGTTTCTATAGGCGATACAAAGTTTCTTTTCTTTGCTGTCATGTTAATCCTCCACTTCAGGTGACATCACGCTCATTAGAGAGTCGTGAATTAGTTGTAATTCTTCCTCACTCAACTTATTGTGAGAGAGTTTGTACTTTAGAGCGTTGACCTCATCCTCTAAAATCTCTAACTGTAAATCTAATAACTTAACAATCTTATCTTGTAAAGAGTCCTCTGACTTCTTTATAAGTTTGAATGCCATTTTCTTAAAGTTCTTTTCTTCTTCTTTACTCATTGTTTAGCTCCTTAAGCTCATTCTCCGCTTTTTCTATCAGCTTGTCAAGTATTTTTGACTGGTTATATAGATTATATTGAGATTCATCTTTTTTCAATAGCTTGTAAATGTCTATTATAGACCTTAACTCCTCTTCTCTCTCAGACATTAGACCTCCAAAATTTCATAGTCTGTTATAGGTTTAATCTCTTTTTCATTATCCCATTTACCAGATTCTATACAGCCTTTGTAGATTTTAACTGCATCTAATACTTTCTTTCTGCCTTTTCCTAAAGTAGCCTCTGATACTTTATAAACTTCGCAAGTATGAGTTCTTTTTCCTAAAACTATAAAGTAGAAGTCAAACTGTTTATCATACCTTCTAGAAAACAAATCAGTGTAAAGAGCAGCACTAAGATCATATCCATATTGCTCTACTGTAAATTTAAAAGTATCAACATCTGGATCGGAGGCTGTAGTCTTAACATCGGCTATGAAACCTTTTTCAATATTAATAATATCAGCTCTGACCTTAAGTGGAACTCCTAGCATTTCTGCAAACAAAGAAAACTCTTTATCTGCTCCTTCTACTAGATCAACTGCCTCTGGTCTTTTCTTATATGACTCAACCCAACTTTCTACTTTTATTTTTTGGGTGTTGGACAAGATGATTTTTCCTGAATCTTTGTGCTCTGCTTCGAATGCTTTCCACTCTTTTCCTGCTTTTCTATTACCATTATAGAATACATATTCTTCAGGCACAAGATGAGGCTCGAGTATAAGAGAATGAGTATAATTACCCTCATCTAAAAACGCTCCTTTTAATGGTTCTCGTTCTCCTAGGATTTTTTCCTTATAGAACTGATTAGTATCTTTTAGTAACATCTTTAGGTTAGATGAGCTAAGATGCTTTTGCTCTGAATGATAAGCATCATTGCTTAGTGTTTTGTAAATGCCCTTGTATTCCATACTACCTCACTTAATAGGACAAGCTCCTGTTGCACACTCGAAGCTTCCTTTTATATCCTCTTCGTTTACTTCACAGTTTGTTATTGGCTTTACTGATTTTACCATATCCTCATATTTTTGTCTATCTATTTCTTCAAGTGGAGCCTGATCAAAACCATGCTCTGAATGTAGTAGAAATGAAACAGTCTTTAAGTTATTGTTATAATTAGAGTTTAACCACTCTTTTATTCCATCTAGTTCTTCTTTTCTATAATAAATAGTCACGGAAACAGAATTATCAGACCACTCGGTTTGTAATTTTTTCACTAGCTCTAACTGCTCTAAAGCCTTCATGTCTTTTGATACTACTGTATTCTCTGGAAACTTACATGGAAACTCTACCACTACAGTATTGGTATCGTCGGAGCCATCAAAGTTTCTTTGGAACTCGACCTTGTACCCATTCTGTTTACATACTTGAACTAAGGCACTATCTGAAGCCATACGTATTCTTCTTATATGATAATGACTATAACCTGGATGCGCCCCTGGAGTTACACCTGACAATAAACTTAGTGTGCCAGAAGGTTTGACTGTTGTTAATTTAATACTTGGTGGAAATCTTTTTTCTTTTGAATAGTGAACATCAAACTCTCTTAGTTCTTTATATGTTTCTTCTAACCAAGATTGTTGTTCTTCCGTAGCCATACAGTAACCGGTAATGCCTATACCCATTCTCATATTCTTATGAACTATATCCTCTGTTTCTTTTGCATGACATGGTAAAGCCAATGAGTGTTTACTTATTCTATATAAATAAATAGCTACTTCTATCAACTCTTCTTGAGATTCAATGTTTGGTAAATGAATCTCTGCTAGACAACATGTTTCAAACGGTGCCAAGCTTTGTTCAGCGCATGGATTATATCCTGCAACGTCTGGGTCAGGATAGTTTGTATCTCCTGTCCGTCCAATCTCTCTAGATAGTTTAAGATTGATGAGACCGTATGGTTCACCATTTCCATTATATCCTTCCCAAAACTGTTCGGGTAAAAGTGTGATATCGTTGCATACAACACTATTGTTAGACATAGCCCTCCAATTAGGTATGCCAAGATCCCAACGCTTCGCCTCAAGGTATTGAATATCATCATAGTCCCCTATTGCTATTTGTGCGCTCCTACGCACGTTTCCTGCTACTACAATATAGCCTATTATGTTCATAATGTCAAGACAATCTATGGGTCTAGCTTTTTTTCCTGCTCTTGAGTTGAGTAGTTTACTAATCTCTCTAATTCCCCAACATAATTCTTCAGGTCCGCTAGCAACCCCCCCAAAACCTTTGATTGGAGTTCCCTTACCTCTGACACAGATGGTGGAATAAGTAAATCCTTCTCCTGTGATAAAATGAGATTCGAGAGTTTTTCTAAGGAGTTTGACCCAGCCTTCTCTTGAATCCGGTACAATAAAGTCTGCATCATTTGTATCTTTCCTAACAATTCTAACTTTTCTTTTAAGCTTAGGAAGTTCATAAACGTATTCCCTTTGGATATTATATCCTACTCCTGACCCTAACATGAGAGCATCCATAGCCCACGTAAAAGGTCTAACTGGTTCATTAACTACTGTAAAGGCACAATTTTGTAAAGACATCAAACCTAGTCGATCAATTGTCTTAGTCCCTAACTGCCACATGAATCTACCTGCTACTGAACCTTTTAGACCGAGAAGTATTTCTTTTAGTCTCTTCTCTTCCTCTGAACTAAACCCAACCTTAAGTTGTTTATCACTAGCTTTTACTATTCTGTCTACAGTGTTTTCAAACTCTTCCGTTTTTGAATTAGCATTATTTTCATTCAGTCGTCTCGCATAAGTTCTTTTATAAGTTACATAACCCAACGGTCCCCAAGGTGTTTCTACCATTCCAACGCTCCTGATATAATTGGTAACTCTTGTTTAAAAATACTTTTTATTTCTAAAGCTATGTCTCTATGTTCTTTTTGAGTTTCTATTCCTGTCCTTAGTTCTAAGTAATGAATCCATGACCTTATGTTTCCTGTCATGTAGATTTTAGTTTTTGAACTCATGGGTAATAAAAACCTAGCTTGTTCTTTTGCAATGCCTCTGTCCAAAGCATCTAGGTATAAAGATGCTGATATAGATTGCACTCTGTCTTGTGCTAGATCAAACCAGTGACGATCCTCTATACTCATATCATCTATTGAATTTTGTCTGTTCTTCTTATCCTGCCTTCTAGCTTTATAAGTAATAAAATCAGGAACCTCTGCATACCTTTGAGAAAACTCTTGAAAGGTAAAACTTCTATGCCTTAAGATTTGTGCGCTCATAGCTCTAGAAGTGTTTATCTCTACGGTTAGATAAGCTGTCTCAAAGATTGACCAGTGTTTATGTTTAATACAGTATCGCAAAAGCTTAGAGATACTAGGGTTGTCTTGTTGATTAGAACTAACCCTAGCACAATAAGCTACTAATTTTTCAGAGTCGGGTGTAATGCTTATAAGCTTTACTGGTTTTTCTATGACCTGTTCCGGTACTTCATCATTATCTACAGAAAATCTTTTACCCAATTGTATCTCCTAATCATAAAAGTTTGGTTTTTCTTCCTCAAAGTCTGGTCCGAGTATGTTATCAACTTTCTCTTTTGTCAAGCCTATTTCTGTATTTACATAATCTAGTAAAGTATTTTTAGTGTCCATAGCAGAATCATACTGACTTCTAATACTTCCTTTGATCAAAGCTTGATCTCTATATAACTCCTTGAGTCGTCGATAATGTAATTTTAACGTACCAATACTACACTCCTGTTCTTTCTTGTAGTATTTTAGCCAGTTTTCGTAATTGTCATTCATTGTTGTCCTCCAGTAATGCCCACCATGTTAGTAAAACTAAGGTGGCTAGTAAAAATCGTAACACCCATACTTCCTCTGTAGTAGGAGGTGGGGTTGTTACATCGGTGTTTGCTATTGCTGCCAAATTTTGTATTTGCTCAAGAGCAGTTTGGCGGTAGTTTGCTAGTGACTGCATATCGTTCCCTCAACTTATTTCTATTCTTAAACATAATGTCCTCTGGTTTTACACCTAGTTCGTTACAAGCTGCAAAAACATAGTATAGGACATCCCCTAGTTCTTCTTCTAACATATTTTGTGGAAATTGTCTACCATCATTGTAAAATCTCCA